GGCTAGAAAGTTCGTGAGTTGTAGCTCAATGATCTTGAACTCCTCTGGCTTTGGCTCGTATCTAACAATGAATAACTGCAAGTGATCGGGAAGCCTTGGGTCGAAGCTAACAAAGTCGCACCATGTCTTGTTTGTCACGAGCATTTGAGTGAGCATTTGGCTTTTGTACTTAGTGGGAACCTCCTTTGCGAGTAAATAATCAACGTGAGTGTTGCTGTTAGGACACTTGATCTCGATCAGACCTGAGCCTACAAACCCATCAGGAGAGGCTCCAAGCCATTCTATGCTCTTATGCTTGTGAAAGCCTGTCTGCTCCACAATCGAGCCTGTAGCCTGCTCATAAGCGACCCTAGCGATAGGTTCTTGTTCTGTACCCCACTGCATAGCAGCGTTCGTGAAGGAATCGCTATGTAAGCCCGTTAAGCGCTCTGTGACGAGCTGGATTGCGTAGTTCCTACGCGTAGCCGTACCTTGCTTTGCAATCGCGTCTGAAGCCCTAGAAGCCGTTACGTGGCCTAGTCTTGCTTTGTACCAATCTTCAGTTCTTTGTTCCATTTTGCACCTTTAGAAATCCTCGTTCGATCATTGCCTGCATCGTGTTTATGTAAGCCTGGTTCCAGAAGTCTCGACGTTCTTCACGAGACATATCCTTCCCCTGATCTAAGTATGTGTGACAACGAAAGCACAGGGATGCTACTAAAGCATCAGATACCTTGATGCCCATGCCTTTTCCTTGGTTCCTGTGTGCGGCGACAACCGTTCCATCTTCGCAAAAACACGATCCGCAAGGGATGTGCCTGCAAGCCTCAAGCAGCTTTTTGTTGACGTACATTGATTTTCCTTAAGTCTAGTTCAGCGTCTTTCATCTCATCAGTCCAGATCAAGCCTTTCTCCAACGCGTACTGTAGGAGCTGCTCTACAAGATCAGAGAACTCAGAGATCGTGAGAGAAGCGGTGCTCGGTTCTATCTCCTTCACCTGGCCTCCAGGTAGGTCTACGATCCTTGTTGGCAAGAATCGAGTCTTAGCCCACTCGTGCCAGATGTCCTGTGTGTATTCCTGGTTCATAAGTTGCTCAGAACACGCAGTAAGGATCGCCCAATAAAACCGATTCTGAGCCGCTGTGCGAGGAGGTTTGGTAATAGTCACCATGTAACCCAATTCAGCGCTTTGTAGAGCCTCTACAGCCCTCCTACGGTCATTTTCAGTCGTTAAAATCAGTCGCATTTTGTCTCCACCAGTTGTAGTTGAACCTAAACGCTCTTTTTGCCATGTCCTGGAACTTGTTTGTGTGATCGTCGTACATAGCCTCCAAGAGTCTCCTTCTGAACACCGGACCGTTTACGTCTAACCACATAAGCCAAGAATCAACGTCTGCTTCCTTGCCATTCCCGACCAGGAACCTCATCGCGGTGATTGACTCGGTACTTGGCTTTTTTGCATGCGGAGCCCTGCAAGCATCTTCAACTGCTAAATTGATGACCGACCACAAGAGTTTCTTGCAGCGGTCAGTCTGGATGTCGTCGATCAAGCCTTCTTCAAAGCGGTCTAGGTTCATTTGACTTCCGTGAGTGCTTTCTTCTTGGCTTCGTAAACTGCAACGAGTTCTTTGATCTCTGGCTTGTCCTTCATAGCTTTATAAGCCGGAGAGAACTCTGCTTTTAACGCGTCTAATGACTCTGCCGATTCGAGTTTTGCCTTGTAGGCCTCAAGCTCATCGACCTTTTCTTCGGAAGGCAGATCCTCTCCCGCATAAATATATAAACCGAGACCATGCAACGCGATAGCCTTAGCCAAGCATCGCTGCATAGCGGTATTGACCTGGAAGGAATCTGGGTTGGATATGGCCTTGTTTCTGTGGTCCATGACCGGAAGTTGGGCAGTGCGAGAAACTCCGAAAGCCTTTACCTCGCAGAACACCATGACCGTCTCGTTCCACATTTGGTGAGGCTTGTACTCCCACGTAGCACTCGGATCGTTGAGCAAAAGTTGCTCTACAGCCCAAGCCCAGGATAGATACGAGAGGTTGTTCTTCTTCTCGATCTTGCTGTTGACGTTGATTTTGTTTAACTCAGCGAATTTCATGTTTAGCTCCTTTACTTTATGAACAGGAAGAGCAGTGTTCCGTAGCAAATCCCCAATAGCGCGCATAGTGCCCAGTCACTCCTCGTCGGCTTGTACTTCGTCAAGTTCAAATTCCTGTTGTTCCAACTGTTGTTGGTAGTCATTTTGTTCCCTCTCGCGGTCGTATTCGTAAAGTTTTCTGTCAAGCCAAGCATCGTAGTCAACGCTCATGGTGCTTCCTTTGTATGGATGACGCAGAATTCTTCTAAATAGTTCGTTAAGTCAAACGTAATTTCTCCAGTCTTTACGTTGTAGTTGTCATAAAAGTATTCTTTTAGTATTTTTTCTAGCTGCTCTTGTGTAAGTACGATTTTCATGTTTTCTCCTTGTTGCGATGGAGTAATCTTAGGCTCGATAAACCTTTAAGACTGTCGTCACGATGACAATCTCTGCCACTGACACCAAGAAAACACGCCGTTCGTCGGTTAGTCCTACTCAGAGGTCTCTAGCCTTACTTAGGGAGCGAGGTTATTTATGCCAAATAGTCGAGCACTGGAACCCTTGGGCTCGTATTCGACAAGACCTTTTCAGTATCGGAGACATACTTTGCCTCAGAGACGAAGAGACGCTGCTGGTGCAGACAACGAGCAGGGCCAATATCAACGCTAGGGTGAAGAAGATAAGCGAGTGTGAGCATCTTCCGGCTATCCTGAGAGCAGGTTGGAAGATCGAGGTTCATGGCTGGGCAAAGCTAAAAGAGGGATGGGTTTGCAAAATAATAGAGCTATAATGCTGCTATAGTTGTACGGCAAGGGATACCCCGACGGGGGGAAAAGTGGTCTCATCACCCACCTGCCCTTTGCATCTTTCAGTGATGACTAACCTTGATGGGGTTTTTATGCACTACTACCAACACCATATCGGTGACTTCATAAAAGACACTTCATTCCTGACCAACGAAGAGGTTGGGATTTACATGAAGCTGCTCTGGCTTTACTACGACACAGAAAAACCTTTGCCAGACTCGTTGTTTGAGCTTTCCATGAAAGTCAATGGGCGAGATAAAGAGCAGGTGATCTCAGGGCTTCTAAATATGTTCTTCACGCTTGAAGAAGGAAGCTGGCATCACAAGCGATGCGATAGAGAGATAGGACACTATCATCAGCAGCTAGAGTCTGCTTCTAAGGCTGGAAAAGCATCGGCCGCTAAACGAGCGATGAACAAGCGTTCAACGGGCGTTCAACAGCCGTTCAACGAGCGTTCAACGACCGAGCAACCAACCAATAACCAACAACCAATAACCAATAACCAACAACCAACTATAAATACACGCTCGGCAAGCTCGCTTCGTCCTGATGATGTTGATGAATCTGTTTGGGCTGACTTCAAAGCTCTCAGGAAGGCTAAGAAATCGCCTATCACTGACACAGCCATAAAAGGGATCAGGAAAGAGGCTTCTAACGCAGGCATATCGCTTGAAAAGGCTTTGCAGCTTTGCTGCGCTAGAGGCTGGCAGGGATTTAAGGCTGAGTGGGTTACAGACGATCTCAAGAAGGATGACCATTACAAGCAGTCTTTGGACATCATCTTCGGCAGAAACAGGCGCGAGAAGGACATCACGCCTCGTCAAGACTTGTTGGAGGGCTAATCATGGACTTGCAAGTGATCGAAGCCATCTTCAAGAAACTTTCTATGACCTACGGAAAGGCTTTTCTCGACCAGTATCGAGACATGAATATGCAGGAGGTTATGGAGAACTGGGCTCACGAGTTATCTGGCTTTGCAAACCTTCCTCATGCCATCTCTTATGCGGTTGAGTGCTTGCCTGGTGACAAACCTCCCAATGTTTTGCAATTCAGGGCTCTATGCAGACAGGCTCCTCCTCCGTTTTATCAGCGTCTCGAAATGACGATAGATAAGACTAAAGGCTTAGAACAGGTCGCTAAGATTAAGGCGATGATGTCAAGACAACAAAAGGAGGTTCTATGAACGAGAAAGAAAGAGCATACAAACTGCTACAAAAGCTGGCAGAGCAAGATGATTATGTGATTGTCCACAGCCGAGAGTTGCGGATTCTCTTGCAAGACTTGAAGTTGGCAACCAAGACCTTGCAAGAAACAGAAATCGACATGACAGGAGATATGGCATGAGACAAAAGGTTAGCAGGGGTGAGTTTTGTCTAAAGTACCTACAGTCAAGATCGACACCGGTTACGACTGTTGAGCTCGCAGAGAAGTTAAAAGTTAGCCCACGGTCTATCCAGAACTCGTTAGAGCCTCTTATTCTTGATGGCAAGGTCATTAGGGGCATGGTCTGGAAGCAATCTTCTCCGGCCAAGAAAGCAGGGCTCTCTTATTCTTATCTTGCAGCAGACTCAAAGGTGAAGAAGAAGATTCTGCAAAACGGGTCGGTCGAGGAAGTATTCGAGATCAACTTCAACAACCCTTTTAATCTGAGGGCATCATGAAGAAAAGACAGATGACTGACAGGTTGCAATGCAACCCACATCCAGATGCACCGCATGGCTTCATGCGTGACGCATCACACAACGCTGACAGGTATGTGTGTGAGTGTGAGAGTTGGGAACCGCCTAAGCGTGAATGGGTTGGGCTGACGGATGAGGAGATTGACGCCCTGAGCCAAGCACCTTCGTTGACCGATGAATTGATGGACTGCGTTGATCGGTTGGGGTCTGAGGCTGACACTGTTGATCCGCGTGTTTGGCAGCACTTGTTGGTGTACGCGCCGAAGCCTGAGGAGGAGCCGGTGGCGTGGATTACCAATGGGGGCAAGGGGGAACTTTGGTGGCATCGCTCATCAAAGTTCGATGAAGAAGGCAACCTGATCGGCCCCAATCAAGATGACATACCTCTCTACACCGCACCGCCAAAGAAAGAATGGATTGGGCTGACGGATGAAGAGGTTAGTTATTGTCGGTATGCAGCAACTTTCTGTGATGAGCTAGACACGGCGTATATGGCGGAGCTTATTGAGCAAGCCTTGAAGGAGAAGAACACATGAGCGAAAACAAAAACGCAAAGACACCAGCAGACGGGCCTGTGGCATGGAGTTGCCAGTGTGGCAGGCCTTATACGGTTACCTGTATTTCAAGCAAACCACAAAAGAAGGAATGGGTTGGACTGACGGATGATGATTATGAGGAATTATTAAGGACTAGGGAGTGGGGTGTTTCTTTGATTGAAGCAGTCGAAGCCAAATTAAAGAAAAAGAATAATGACCGGCGCTGAAATACAAAGAATGGCGCATAACCTAGGTCTTGTTCATCACACCGATCAAGTTAAAGCGTTGGTTCGTCAGATTCTCCGCAAGCACAAGCCGCTGACAAAAACCGAGAAGATGTATCTCAACCATCTTACTCAACCTTACTCGCTCATCGAGCTCTCAGAGCACTTTGGCTGCACAACAGAGGGAGCAAGGAAGCATCTAAAGGTCTTGATGTCAAAGGGCTTGATCGAGAGAGAGTCTAGGTATCGGTGGACAGAAGGGAGGCATGGTGCTTGGGCCTGGTATTACCGGAGGAAGGTATGAAGGATTACGTTTCAGGGCATACCCACTGGATGACACCGAGTGACAAGACACCTCCGTTGGGAACTAAGATGCTTTTGCTGAACCCTGGAGGGGTCTGTGTGATCGGGCATTGGTCGGATTGGGCGGTTGCCTGGGCTCCGCTACCAAAGGTTCCTGAGCACATAAAGGAGTTGCTGTGAGCGACAACGTCAACCATCCGAGACACTACACCAAGCATCCTTCGGGTGTTGAGTGCATCCAGATCACCGAGCATATGGGATTTAACCTCGGCAACGCAGTCAAGTACATCTGGAGGGCTGACCTCAAGGGCAACCAGGTCGAGGATCTGAAGAAGGCAGTTTGGTATATCAACCGTGAGATACAAAGGATCAACAATGAATCTAAATGAAGCAGCAGCCAAAGCACTTGCTCAAGACGTTATTCAAGACGCAATGGATTCTAGTGAGCTAGAATCACGAGTCTTGGCTTTAGTCAACATGAGCGTAGAACTACACAAATCTAGTATTGATCTTCGACTACAAGCCGAGGAGCTTCTCAACTTTCTAACGGGGGAGTAAACTAACGATGGAACTCCTCCTGTGTTTGCCTGGCGCGATGCCAGGCTTTTTTTTGTGATCGCTGTCTACACATCCATCTTCAATAGTTATGACCCGCTGCACTACGCGGTCAGGCAGTCTGTGCCTACGAACTTCTACGCGATTGTTGACGAGGCAAAACCTCATCAGGGCTGGAAGCAGATCGTAACCACGAGACGGTTCTCTGATCCCAGGATGGAGGCTAAGTGGTACAAAGTCTTTCCTGACAAGCTGGAGTTTGACGAGGACTATGTGATCTGGGTGGACGGTTCCATACGGATTACAAGTGCTAAGTTTGTGGAGTACATGGTCGAGCAGGCCGGAGATACGATGGCAGCGTTCCAACACCCTTGGAGGACTTGTATCTACGAAGAGGCCCAAGAGTGCCATGACATGATTAAGTACAGGGATCAACCCATCTTGGCTCAGGTTGAGCACTACAGGGACTTAGGATGGCCTGAGAACGGCGGTCTTATCGCAGGCGGGGTTATCTGTTGGAAGCGGTCCTACATCAATCCTAAAGCCAACCAAGCGTGGTGGGAGGAGATGATGAAGTGGAGCTTACAGGACCAGCTCTCATTCCCGATTGTCGCGTCAGAGCATGGTTTAGAAGTCAATGTTTGCAATAAACCGCTTATGAACAACGAATACTTTCAGGTGGTTGCCCATCACAGAATGGAGGAGTATGAAAAAGTTACCGATTCTCATCTGCACAACAGGATCGCCAAGCCTTGAAATCACGCTGTCGAGCATCAGTCTATACGCCAAAGAAGCGCCTGTTTATCTGTCGAGTAGGTCCGAGACAATGGACCCACGAGTTTTCAGGTGGCTACTCAACTCGCAGAGTAATTTCGGTGACGCATACAACAGGATCATGGACGATGCCTTCCAGCA